CACCGTTACCCTCCCTTATAAGTTCACGCCTCGTGAGTATCAGCTACCGCTCATGCAGGCGATGATACCCGAGTTGTTCCCACCGACTCCTTCCGAGGTGGACATAATTCTCGACAGAACCCCAAGCAAAAAGCGTAATGTTAAGAACGCGGTGGCCGTTTGGCACAGACGGGCGGGTAAGGACAAGTGTTCAATAAACATCCTGGTTTGTAGGGCTATGATAGACGCGCCTGGTTATTACCTTTATATGGCACCAGAGGCCGCTCAGGCGCGTAAAATCATTTGGCAAGGCATTGGTTCAGATGGGATGAAGTTTATCGACCACATACCCCCTGAGATAATCAAAACGAAGCGTGACCAGGAGATGTATGTTGAGCTTATCAATGGGTCCGTAATACAGATAGGAGGAGCTGACAACTACGACTCGTTGGTAGGGACTAACCCGAAGGGTATAATCTTTTCTGAATACTCTATCCAGAATCCAGCTGCCCTTCAGTATTTCAGACCTATGTTGGTTGAGAATGGGGGTTGGGCGCTGTTCATATTCACGCCGCGTGGACACAACCATGGTTGGGAGATACACAAGACAGCACTGGGTCGCACAACCGCTACCGCAGGCGTAACCCACCCCGACTGGTTCTATCAACACATAACAATAGACAACTCAAGAAGAGAAGACGGTACACCTGTAATTACTCATCAACAGTATTTGGACGAGATAGCTAACGGTATGCCTGAGGCTACTGCTAAACAGGAGTTCTATGGCGATTTCGATCAAGGTATGCCTGGGGCTTATTATGCCGACTTGATGTCAGCTCTATATAAGACCGAAGCCATTGGTTACTTTCCGCATAATCCGTTATTACATGTTATCACAGCATGGGACCTTGGGCTTAATGATTGTAACTCTATCTGGTTCATACAGGTTGATCCTAGCGGTCCCCGTGTAATCAACTACATGGAAGAGGCCAACGTTCCCATGACCGAATGGGTGAAGCGGGTATCGGAACTGCCCTATAACTATTTCGATCACATAGCACCTCATGATATCAATCAACGTGACCCAATGACCGGATTCACTAGACTTGAGAAGTGCAAAGAGTTAGGATTCTATTTTACAGTTGCACCTAAACTATCCAGAGCTGATGGTATAGAAGCCTCACGAGCGCTAATACCTATCTGTAGGTTTGATGAAGAGAACTGCCATCAGGGTATAGAAGCACTAATGAGCTACGAGAGGGTATATGATGAGAAGCTTAGGGTATTCAAAGACACGCCGTTACACAACTGGGCATCCCACGGGAGTGACAGTTGGCGTTATTTCGCTATACTATGGGACGACTACAAGGATATGAACTCACCGCTCAAACCCCACTTTGTTATTACAACAGGTGGCACAAAACATTTAAAGAACTCAGGTTCTTTGCCACCACTACGCATGGGCGGTACTGTCCATAAAAACGGGAAGCACTATGGACGTTAAAGAAATAAGAAAAAGGTACGATGCTCATAAAGCTGATCGTACTACAGTAGAGTCGAATTGGGATATCATCGAACGCTACATTGTCCCCTTGGCAGGTGGTAAGTTCTTTGAAGATAATCGTGATGAAGGCTCGTTGGACTGGAACAGGTCGCGATACATCTACGACTCTACCGCCATCATGGCGCATAGAACGCTCACAGCACATATTCATTCGACCCTAACCTCGGCATCGTCACGCTGGTTTGATCTACGTTTTAAACAAGCAGACCTGAACAATGACCAGGAGGCGCGAGCCTGGCTTGAATCGTGTGGTGAGCTGGTGTATCAAACTTTGCAAGAGTCTAACTTCGACTTGGAGATAAATAAGGCGTATTCAGACCTGGCTGGTTTTGGTAATACAGCCATTGTAGAAGAGGTTCCCAACGAAGTTGAGTGGGAAGGTGTTAACTTTGCCACCATCCCTATCAAACAAAATTTTTACGATCCTGGTTTAAATAACGAGGTGCTTAATTATTATCGCAGATTGGAATGGGAGCCTTCTCGAATCATTGCTAAATGGGGGATAGAGAATGTTCCTGAAATGGTGCGCAAGAAATATGAAGCGGCCAACAGCAACAAGCTTGAGATAGTATTCTGTATATTCAAAAGGATGGATAAGAATAATGTTGATGTATCTAAAACATTGGCACCACTAGAACGCCCGTTCGGATTTAAATATGTACTGATAGAAGGTATGGAAGCGTTGGGTGATGAAGGTGGTTATTATGAAATGCCAGCATTCGTTGCGCAATGGGAGAAAACAAGTGGTTCCAAGTGGGGCAAAGGCCCTGCCAATACGGCATTGGGTGATACGCTCACTTTGAATACAGTTGTTCAGATGACATTGGCCGCTGCTGCTAAAGCGATCGATCCTCCTATGTTGACGCAACAGCGTAATCTTATCGGTGACTTGGATTTGCAACCAGGTGGCGAAACAGTCGTTAGGGATATAAACGGATTAAAACCTCTGGACTCAGGTGCCGACTTCAATGTTTCCAATTTGATGATAGATCGCTTACAAGATTCCATTCGTAAGATATTTCACAACAATGATCTTGAGTTACGTGATTCACCTCAAATGACAGCCACTGAAGTGCAAGTCCGTTATGAGATGATGCAGAAAGTATTGGGTGCTGTTGTAGGTCAAATACAAAACGGCTTGCTAGACCCTATTGTATCGCGCACATTCGGCATTCTTAACAGAGCGGGTAGACTTCCACAGATGCCAGAGGTTGTTATTAACGCGGGTGGGTCTGTTGAAATTGAATACACTGGGCCTCTGTCTCGCTCACAGAGAAGCGACAAGGCAACATCAATGGAACGGTACATGATGTCGCTTAATCAGTACGGTCAAATGATTCCAGAACTAATGGACTTGGTTGATCCTGATGAGTTTGGCAGACAACTTGCTGAACTTATGGGCGTACCCGCTACTTCTCTGCGTAGTAAAGAAGAGGTTGAACAACTTAGAGCAGCACGAGCTGAGCAACAACAACAAGCGGCCAAGAGAGAAGCTGATGAGTCGGAAGCTCGCGCTAGTAAAGATGGAGCGGCTGCTGTTGCTTCATTGAAAGGTGACATGCCAGGCGGTATGCCAGGCGGTATGCCAGGCGGTATGCCGCAAGGTGAACAGGGGGCGTAGTATGAGTTCAATAGATGAAGCAATGGTTGTCATTGCAGATGATGTGGTTGTTCTTGAAGCGGCTTACAAGAAAGCATTGGCAGGCGAAAACGGTAAAAAGATAAAAGAAGATTTGGCGTTCTATGTGTATCGCATGAGCCATACCCCAGGTGATAGTTTGACTACCGCCTTTAAAGACGGTGAGCGTGCGCTCGCTGTTAGAATATTGACACTAAGTGGAGAACTAAAATGAATGAAGAAAATACCCCAACCGAGAATCAACCTACCGTTATAACCGATTGGCGCGAATCCCTTCCTGAAAGCGTACAGCAATGGGAAGAAACAAAGAATGCTGCTGACATTAACGCGTTCTTTAATAACATGAATGATATGCGCTCTATGATAGGGCGATCATTACAAATCCCTGGTCCTGATGCCAGTGTTGAGAAACGACAAGAGTATCTACAGAAGCTCCTGGATAAGTCCCCAGAGGTTATGCTTAAGCCTGATCCTGACAAGATGGGTGACTTCTTCGACTCAATGGGTAGACCCAAAGATTTCGATGCTTACAAAGTCCCTGATTCAACGGATGATCTACCTATCAACGGTGATTCAGTTGCCATGTTTAAACAGATGGCCTATGAAGCAGGTCTGACACAATCTCAGTTTGAAAAGATAACGTTAGGTATGTCCAAGAAAACCTTGGAGAACGCAAACATTGCGCAGTCGGAAAGACAAACTGGGCAGAGTGAATTAAAAACGGAATGGGGCGCTGCTTATAATCAGAACCTGGCAATTGCAGAGAAGATTAAGAATGAGCATTTCCAACATCTTGACTTCCCTATTGGTGAACTTGACTCTGGCACTATTAAATCGTTGCACTCTTTGGGCAAGGCAATGATAGGCGAAGGCATGGAGATTACAAACACGGATGGTAGCGATGCCATTATGACACCAGCCGAAGCTAAAACTAAGATCGATGAAATATTAACTAACAAAGATCACGCTTATTGGCAACGTCAACACCCAGGCCACAAAGCCGTGTAAACTTAAACAGGAGAATAATGTGAGTGAAATTAAAACAGTCTCTCTATTGTCAGTTAACCCAAACCCCCACCGCTACCTCAACCATTACCCTTGGAAGGAAAATAAAGTAGCGGCGTTGCAGCATTCGATAGCCGACGTTGGGTTATGGGAGTCTATCATAGTTCGAGAACAGGGTGAAGTATTCGAGATGGCCTTTGGGCATCATCGTCTTGAAGCTGCTAGACGTGAAGGCATGACCGAAGTTAACGTTATCGTCAAAGAATTGACTGACTTACAAATGCTTCAGTACATGGGTAGAGAGAATGGTGAAGACTACTCTTCCGACTATCTGATTATGCTTAATTCTTGGGAGGGAGCCGTTAGGTTCCTTGCGCGTTTAAACGCGCAAAAGTCTGAACCTATTGAAATTGCTAAAGTTCTTGGCTGGACGGTCAATCAAAAAAATAAAGCCACTGACAGGATGAACGATGTAGCCCAGGCATGTAATGCTGGTCACTCGTTAATCGAAGCGGGTCACATTAGCCGTGAAGATTTACAAGGACTAACGGTTACTCAAGCTAAGGATATTGTAGGACAGGCCCTTAGTCGAATGAAGCAGATTGATAAAGCCGCCAAGTCTACAGAGCGTCCTGCTGCTGAAGTTAAACAGGCTAAGAATCATGTTGCTAAGGCGGTTAAGATAACAGCAAAGCAAGTGACTAATGGTGAAGTTAAATCCTCGCAGGTTCGTAGTCGTGTTGATGTGAATGCTTTCAAGTCTGCCTCAACCAGTAAAGCAAAACCGACCCCGTTGTTTTCAGTCTTTAGCAAGGCGTTGTCTAATTCCATAGACAATATGTTGAAGTCTGACGCTACCGCTGAGAAGTTAGCTGAGGTCGTGAAGGCGGTTGACTCCATCACTCTTGATGAAGACGTTGCTGTTGTTAAACGCCTGGGCTTTTACTTAGGTGAAGTTTCAAACAGGGCACTGGGTTGGCAGAAAAAACTTATCTCAACCAAGGACAAGGTTGTTTCAATTGGGGCTAAAAGATTGGAGGATAAGTCATGAGCGTTAAATATTTAAGGAGAGAGGTGGCGCGTTCCTGCCCAATTCATTCAGTGGTTTTGGATAAATGCTCTGACGCTTTAGCCGACTTCGGTGTGTTTGAGAAGAAGGATATTATAGACGGTCTTAACTTCTCTG